GTGACCATGGACCTGATTGGACAAGATGTGGCAGTTGGCACAGCTAAGATTGGAGCCAGCTACGAAACTGAGCCGTCAACGAATCCTTTGACAGGCAGCGACTGTTCCATAAGCAAGGCTGGAGTGGAAATCACGCGTTTCAGCGACTTCAGCTTTGAAATTGCCAACAATTTGAAGCGGCAGCCAGTGATAAGGGCGACTACGCCGTATCTGATCAAGAGTTTGCCTGAGCGCCACGAGGTTTTGCAAGGGTCGATTAGAGCTGACTTTGAGTCTAAGGCAGAGTTAGATGACATACTTGGTGACACAGAGTTTACTTTGCTCTTTAACATCGGCGGAACCAACTTCTCATTCACGGGTTGCAAGTGGAAGTCAAGCCGATTGCCGACTAAAATTGAGGACACAGTGGCGCAAACGCTGGAGTGGGAAGCCAAGGGTCTAACAATATCCTAGAAGAGGAGCAGAATCATCGCCAAATACACCAAGCTAAGGTGATTAAATTGAGTTCCGTTGAAGTGCAAATTTTGAAAGGCTTTGGGCGTGAGGCTCGGCTGAGACAAAAATGGAATCGGTTGTGGGCTGAAATAGGCGAGAGGATTCAGCTGTTGCCAAAGAGAGAACAAGACATTTTACTGGAAGATTTTCACACCGCGATTAAAAGCCGCTTGATAGTTATGGAGAGGATCAATTATGCGAAAAGAAACAGTTGAACTTGACAATCGCTATGGCGAGGAATATGCTGGTTGCTATGTTTTCAGGGAAATTACTTGGATGAAACGGAGCAGAATCATCACAAAGTATACCAAGTACCATCCAGTGACTGGGCAAATTGTGAGCAGCGACCTACCAGCCATCCAAGCTGAGACCATCTGGGCAAGCTTGAAGGAACAGCCAGCCAATAAACCCATCACGTTGGAGCGGCTGCTCGACGAAGAAACTGGCATCCCAATTGAACTCGGCGAACTTTTCAGTATAGTTGTTAATCGGCTGTGCAGCTTGTCTGCGGAGGAGGCAAAAAACTCGTGAGGGCGATGAGACGTGGCAGAGCGCATCCGAGCCTTACACGGTTTCGACTGTGCAAAGAATTCGGTTGGACCCCAGAACAGTTGAATCGGCAAGGAGCTAAAACCATCGAAGAGTTTGTTGTCATCTTAAACGAAATGGACCGCCAGACCGAAGAGGAAGTTGAAAAGGCGAAGCGAGGTGCTCGATATGTCGGTTGAGATGGAAGTTCAGTTTGAAGGACGAGATGAGTTTCGGTTGAAAATGGAACGTACAGATGCCTCTATGAAAGCGCGTGTCCAACAGCGACTCGAAGAATTAGCTGAGTCTATAAAAGACACGGCTCAACGCATAACGCCAGTTCGCACGGGCTATCTGCGCTCCACGATTTTTACAGAAGCAACTGAATGGGCAGTGAAGGTTGGAGCCTCAGCGCCTTACGCCGCCTACGTTGAGTATGGAACCCGATTTATACATGGGCGTCGTTTTCTCTCACAAGCTGTAGAGACGCATAGTCCTCAATTAGTTAACATTGTTGATGAAGCAGTCAACGAAAGCGTTTTGGAGGTTAGCCGATGAGCTTTCACGAAATCAGCGTTGTCATTCGCGCCGTGAACCGAGCCAGCAGCGAATTTGGACGTGTAAGCGCCGACGCCGAAACCATGGCTGAAAGGGTTAGAACCGCTGGAACAATCATCGCTGGTTTAGGTGCAGCAAGCCGAGCAGTGGCAGTTTTAGGGCATCAGTTTGGTTTTTTGACAGGTGAGCAGGAGCGTTGGTTGGCAAGTATGAGTTATGTGGTTACTGCCTTGGGTATTTTCTTGCGGTCTAGTTGGGGTGTTGCAGTGGCGCAGAAAGTGTATGCAGTTGCTACTACAATTGCGGCTAATGTGACGTGGGCTTTCAACGCTGCCTTAGCCATGAAGATTGCGTTGTTAACTTTAGGTGTAGGCTTGGTTGTGGCAACCGCTGCCTATATGGCTTGGTTGGCTTCGACGACTAGGGATGCTGCATCAGCACAGGAAGAGTACAACACTGCAGTAGCTAAGCAGGAGCGAGTTGGAAGACGCCGCGGAGAAGAAGTGGAATATGAGCGCATTACGCGGCGGGGCGCCTACTATTAGATGTGGTTGTGTGACTGGCGATGACTCATGATTTTCCACAAAGCCGCTTTGTTCCTGCTTCTTCCGCTTAGGAGGTTTTACGTCGTGAGCCTTGGTTATCCTCAATGCAGAATTGACATCTTTCGAGGGGTAAAACATTTTGACGATGTGTTCTCAAGCGGTTGGACTGTGAGTCAAGGAACATTGGCAACAGATGGAAAAATTGGAACCTTAACCATCAGCGCATCCTATCCTTCAGCTTCCATGAAGAAAAGTTGGAGTTTCGCCACAACTACGCATCGTTACGCTATAATAAAGTGCGCCGAATTGACTGGCACTTCTTGGAAGTTTGAGGCTAAACTAGCTGGTGTTACCAAGTCTTCCAAGACTTTTTTGGACACGGGTATCAAAACGGTTGACTTACAGAACGATGGGGTAGAAACTCCGCCATACTTGGGTGACATTGATGAGATTGTCTTGACCTTGAATGGAACGGCTGGCAACACGGTGAAGTTTGACTACGTTAAGATTTGTGAGAAAACGATGTTGACGCCATCTGACGATTTGGATGTGGTGGATTTGAACGTTCACTTGGCAGTCACCGAAGAAGTGGGCTCAGTCAACTGCCTAATTCAAAACTACGACGCAAAGTACACAGACCAAATCACAACTGGCGATTTGATTGAAGTAGCCATGTCAAGAAACGGCGAATCATGGGTGAAGGTCTTCAAGGGCAGATTGGACGCTGTAGCCAAACGGGCAGAGGCATCACTTCGGGGTTCACAGCATTACTTGCGCCTTCGGGGACGTGACTTGGGCGCTGAACTCTTCAATCGACTCGTGACTAAGAAGTATGTGAACAAGGAGGGTTCAGAAATTGTCACGGATGTGCTTGCCAATTACACGCCTTTAGCCAGCGTAGGCGTTGAAACCACCAATAGTACGTATGCAGAGGAAGAGTATGAGAACAAGCCAGCGTGGGAAATAGTCAAGTATGTGACTGAGACCGCCAAAAACGCCAGCAACGTAATCGGTTACGATTTCAAGTGTGAGGAAGGCGACCTCAAATTTTTCCCAAAGGGCAAGTATGCTAGCGCTGTTTCCTTGGATGGTATAATTACTCTGTGCGAGCATGAGTCAGCCATTGAACGAGTGCGCAACAAAATTTATGTGTACGGTGAAGCGTCTAAATCCTCTCCATTAGACAAGGACTCTTGGACCGAGAGCCTCACGCCCACCGACGGCGCATGGAGCAGCGGAACAGGTACAGGAAACGTTTCATTAGACAACACAGAGAAAATTGTGGGCAACTACTGCATCAAGCACGCTACGACCACATCTGACTATTATGGACGCGCTGTCTTCACATTGAACACTGGAAAGGAAATTAACGCCAACCTTTACCCTAGCGTCAACTTTCAGATTAAGGAGGAATCTGCCTTCAGCGGTGAAGTAACGCTTATTCTTGAGGATATCAATGGCAACTGGGCGGCGAAAGAATACCGCATAGACAACAACAAGAAATGGCACTTTGAAACTTTCATGTGCGGAGCAAAACATGCAGACGAATGGGCAGGCAGCAACATAGCCAATTTCAACTGGGAAAAAATCAAAAAATTATTGTTCGACGCTCATTTTTCAGGCGTTGGAACAGGCGCCTTCTGGATTGACAACCTCTACTTCAGCAATTGCCGATGGAGCGCTACTGCTGAAGACTCAACAAGCCAATCAAAATATGGAGTGCGTGAGTTAGCCGTTGTCGACGAGACGTTGGTTTCAGACGATGCTTGCGCCAAAGTAGCAGATGCAGAACTGAAATATAGGAAGGATCCAGCTGAATCGTTGCGAGTCACCGTGTTAGGCGACCCAAACATTGTTGCAGGTGAAACCATACGTGTAACAAGCCCAAACGAAGGCATTGATGCTGACTATCGTATTCAAGCAGTTGACCACTTCTTAGACGACGAAGGCGAGTTTGAAACATCACTTACACTTATCGCTGAGCCACCACGTATAGCTGAGATTTTGTCTGAAACTCGCCGAGAAGTCGGCGTATTGATGAGGGGCACGGCTTACGGTAAACTTGGAATATGAAGGCGCAGGGCTAATGCCGATTAAGAGGCATAAGACTCACGTGAGTTTTCATTTACCATCCGATTGGAAGTGGGAGTTTGAACGTGAACTCCAACGATTAGACCAGCAGAGAGTTAAGTCTCAACGTGGATTCAGAGTTTCGTTGTCGCTTCTTTACACCATAGCCTTAATGGAAGGAATCAAACAAGTACGCCAAATGACTCTGGCAGAAGTGGAACAATGGTGCCAAAAACACAATCTTTAA